CCCTTGGTTACAAAGTTATTTAGGTGCATATATACTTGGTGGAGCAGGATCTTTTCAGATGAGGGTAGTTAGAGGCTGATGGCAGGACAACTAGACACCGCATTTAAGAAGATAGCAAAACAAATTGTTTCTGAACTTGGGAACTCACTAGATACTTCTATTGTTTACACAAGAAAAGGTGTATCTAGTTATAACAACGCAACTGGAGAATACATAACGGTAGACACAAACTATACAATTAAAGTACCTATCGAGTTTGTACAATCTACTGAAGAATCTGGGTTTCAGGAGAATGTTGCGAGACTCTACATAACTCCAGACTTGATAGGTGACAATCAACCTCTACTTCAAGATGAAATAACTCTCACATTTTCTGGATCGACAAGAGGAGCTAAAATAACAGATATACGCACACTAAAAGGTGGGCAAGAGTATTTGTTCCGTATTGATGTAATGTTCTAATGACTTTAGTAAACACACGAGCAGCATTTGAAACAGCAATCTTCGACAAGGTTCAAGACGCTGATCCTACCGTTACTGTAGTATTTGATAATACCCCATTTACAAAACCAGGTTTAAAGAAAAAATATGTAATGGTTAGTTTGGATTTTACCCAATCAACTACACAAGCCCAAGGAGCAGCACAAGATTACTATGCTGGAACAATTACTTGTGGTGTTATGACACCGAAAAATAAAGGAACAGCAGCAGCAGCCGAAATAGCTGAGTCAATAATAGATGGACTAACTTCAGTTAACTCATCTACATACACTGATACTTTTTCTGTTTCTCCCCGTGTTTCCCAGATAGCTGGACCAACCTCTGTAAGCACAGAAAGAGAAAGTCATTTCCTATCTGTAGTCAGTTGCAGTTTTACCGCCAATGCCTAACAAAGACATCTCACAGCTTTCTAAAGATTTAGAGCAAGACATGATAAGACTCAGAGGTAAAGTTGCTTCGGCAATGGTACAGGATTTACAAGCTGCTGGTCCTTGGTGGACAGGACATTTTGCTACAAGTTGGAAAATAAGTGAAACTCCAGTGGAACCAGTGACTAAATCTCAGAAAAGACAAGATATAGATGAAGGTAAAATAGAAGGGTACGATGCTTCACTGCTTGAAGTAATGTCTGACCCTGATTACACAGGTAGCGTGTACGATCAGATAAGAAAAAATCGTACACTCCCAAAAAGAAAAAGACCAAAAAAAGTTCCATTGGAAAAAGATATGTATGTAGGAAACGAAGCTGAATACGCTGGTTTTGCTGTAAATAATCCAGGAGCTACTGCACCTGTGGGAGAACCAGGAGTGACATATTCCGAACACGCAAGAATAGTAAGATCTGGTGGAGGCGAAATAACACCTCCTAGTCAAAATCCTGATTGGTATAAAATTTATATGGGAAATCAACAGTACAATGATGCTATCGCATTAGCATTAGCTGAAACATTTAAAGCTAAGAATATAAGTTTTGATGCTGATTATTAGTAATAAGCTATACTACAAGAATAGATATTATTTT